AAAAGAGTTTCCCAGATTCTTAAGGCAGAGAACATTGAGTTTGATTCCAAAGTAGTTGCTGAACTAATCACGAAACACTTCCCAGACTATCGTAGGATTCTAAACGAACTTCAACGCTACTCAGTGGCAGGTAGGATTGACTCGGATATCCTTGTCAATATGACTGCGGATTCATTTACGGAACTTGTTAAGCAGCTAAAAGAGAAAAACTTTACAGAAGTTCGTAAGTGGGTTGCTAAGCAATCAGATTCAGACTGCGCAACATTGTTCAGAGAGTTATTTAACACAGCAACACAACATCTTGAGGCGAGCACAATTCCTGCTCTAGTAATTATCTTGGCGGATTATCAGTACAAGTCTGCATTCGTCGCAGATCAAGAGATAAATACTATGGCTGCTCTCACTGAGATAATGATGCAATGTAAATTTAAATAACATGGACATAATACTTTATTTACTAGGATTGGTTGTTGCTTTTGTCTGGGGATATAGGTTCAGAGAACATCTTGCGACCAAGAAAATGGACAACTTGGTTCAGCGTTTGTCGCAAGAAATGGAAGAAGTTAAGAGCAATGTCATGCTCGTCACCATAGAGAAGCATGGTGATATGTTCTTGGTGTATGAGAAAGATACCAATAGGTTTCTGACTCAGTCTACAAACCAGAAAGAACTGGGGGAAAATCTGAAGAAGATGTTCCCAAATAAGAGGTTCGCAGCTTCCCATCAGAATATGAGGGAGGCTGGATACGATGAATCCATTTGACTTCATAAAGGCGATAACAGAAACCAAGGAGAATTTGTTTAGGGAGGATCCCCAAGCAACCAAAGATTATAGCCCTTTTATGGTCAATAAAGGGTTATCATTTTTCCACGACACAGTATTTCAAGCCAATCAGATGAACAGTAGGTACGATACCCCACGGGATTGGCAATTTTTATTTTTACTAAATAGTATATCCAAGAAGAAGAGGTTTAGTCCTTGGGCAAAAAAGGACAAAGACACGAAGGCGATTCTCTTGGTCAAAGAGTATTTCGGTTACTCCAGCCAGAAGGCTAAGGAAGCTGCCCGATTACTCTCTGAGGAGCAGTTAAATACTATTGAAGAAAAATTACAAAAAGGTGGAAAATAATGACAGTCGAGATGATTTATTATGACTGGACGCCAGAATCAATGCTTGAAGTGAACTTGATCGAACCAGACAACTTCCTCAAAGTGCGTGAGACTCTGACCCGTATCGGGATTGCCTCCAGAAAAGAAAACAAACTTTACCAGTCCTGCCATATTCTACATAAGCAGGGAAGGTATTTCATTGTCCATTTCAAAGAACTATTTGCATTGGACGGAAAAGAATCGAATATCACTAGCGGTGATATCGAGCGCAGGAATGCTATCGCTTCGCTTTTGCAAGATTGGGAATTGTTAAAGATTATCAATCCTTCAAGAGCAGAGCAAAAAGCATCTCTGTCGCAGATTAAAGTGGTCTCCTTTAAGGAGAAGGAACAGTGGGAACTTGTACCTAAATATAACATAGGAAAGAAACGAAATGATCAATCTTGAATTGAAAGTAGAGGAAGTTAATACTATTCTTCGCGTATTGGGTAAGCATCCGTTTGAAGAGGTCGTTGCACTGATTGGTAAAATCAAACAGCAAGGCGATGCTCAAGTTGCAGAAATGCAAAAAGCGGAAGCAGAGAAAGCAGAAGCTGCCTAAATAGAATTGTCCCAGGGATGGGAACGTAGTTAGTCGGTAACTACGATAAAAGCCGACTAAAACTGCCATGCCCATTTGGGGTGGCGAATTTCAATTTACTCGCTTAACTTAAGGAGAACTCAATGTTACATATCGCAAACACAACTATTGATACCATTCAAGGTGCTAAGTCCATCTTCGTTAAGAACTATGTTCAAGACAAGACTATGGCTGATGCGCTTCAAACTTTAGTGGATGTAGAAACATCTTTCGCTAAGTCTGTTGCCAAAGCAACATTCGATGCAGCTGATGTTATCACTGCAGAATTCACTAAGTTTACTTCTGCAAAGAAGTAAGGAGGTTCAAATGACATTGTTACCACAAGTCTTCGGGAAAGACTTCGATAAACTATTTGTTGGTTTCGATGATCACTGGTCACGTATGTTGCAACTACATGATGAGATGACCAAGAACATTCCAAACTATCCACCATACAATATCTACAAAGCTGACGAAAACAAGTATGTCATTGAATTGGCAGTTGCTGGCTTCGGCAAACAAGATATTGAGATTACTCTTGATAACGACAAGTTGGTTGTTAAAGGCGAATCAAAAGATGACACACAAGCATTCCTGTACAAAGGGATTGCTACTCGTGCGTTCACTCGCAGCTTCGCGATTGATGATCAGGTAGTTGTTAACAATGCAAGTATGGTGAATGGTATGCTTAAGATTTTCCTAGAAAGGATTATTCCTGAGCATAAGAAATCACGTAAGGTAGAAATTTCTGATAATGGTGGACCTGAGTTGCTTCTCGAAAAAGAAGTAACAAAATGAAGAAACTTTTCTGCCGTATAAGACTTATTCTTTTTTCATATGGTAAAGCACACGCTGCTTCCTGTCTCGCAAGACATGGGAAATATGAGGCAGCTAAGCGCATTATGACAATGGAAGATCCTTATAAGTGTTAACTTAGTGCGACTTTAGGGGAATTTATTTTCCCCTAAATAGTCGTATGAAAGCAAAAGTAACAGACAACATGGTATCCTTTATCTCTATTCGTAGGGGTAACTGGGTCATCAAGGTTTCAATTTATAAAACTACTTCAATAATGGTAGTAGGACAGCACTGTTTCGACTTTGATAAATTCTTTGTCAAACAGTTTGAAAATCATGAACAGGCAGCAGACTTCTTAGAAGATCTAGCCAAGGAAGAAACTGATGAATATTAAAGTATTTAAAATGATTAGTGGTGAAGAACTTATTGCTGAAGTGATCAATAATCTCCCAACTACAAAAACTCTCAAAGAGCCAGCAGTTATTGTAATGCAAAAAACAGAACAAGGTATTGGCGTTGGAATGATGCCATATATGCCTTACGTTTCTGGTAACGTGGCTCTCAACAACAGTGCAATCGCAGCCGAAGGCGACCCAGACGTAAAGCTGGTCAATGAGTATAGCCGACTGTTCGGGTCGGGTATCCAGATCGCCTCAGCAACAGACCTTCCAGCTCGCTAGGAGCTCCCCGTTCAGTCGGGTGGGGCTTACCCCTAATCTATCGCTGCGACCGCTCTATCGACCCTCTATAGAGCCCATAAGTTAGTAAGCACTTACTTACTAATAACCCTCAAATTTGTAGGGTTATTGGTTGCTTTTAATTCACGTTTCATGGTATAATTACTATGTAATGATGATAAAAGGTGATACTATGAATAAGAACGTGATCTACAATATGCAACTACGAACCAAAGCAGAATCCCGTGCTGCTGCAGAAAAAGAAGTCAAAGCATTTCTGCGTAAAGGTGGCGTGATCCAAGTAGAAAAATCCCAAAAGACCCCCAAAACTTTCATGAGTGCAAAATCATCTCGTGGTTACCTTGGCGGCACTTCAGGATTTGCTATTGGATTCCCCCGCAAAATCGTTGGTGTTAACTAAGGAGACGTTATGCAATCATGGGAAGATTTGACGGTACGCGAGAAGTTAGGTTGCATTCTTTCAGATGCGTATAAAGATGCGCATGGTGTTCGTCCTCGCCATATGAACTTCGACGACATGTCTATCGAAGAACTCAACCGACAGATTGAGATCTGTGTCAAGGTTATTGAGCAAAATCTCAAAGACCAAGAGGATGCTGAGAAAGATGCAGTTGCTAAGTTCGAGCAGCATGTTACTAACACAATCTGTATGGGCGCACGTGATCGTGAGACTGCACTCAGGTGGATTATGGACGCTAGCCATGCTGATGGCGACTGGGATTATTTCTGCCATCTCAACGGACTTCCTTATGATTACTTTAGGAAAGCTGCATGATTCTCGCTAAAGAAATAACTAACTGGGCTGAGTCGTATCAGCCC